GTACAATGAAAGTGGAGTAAAGGCAGACGCCATAAACATAGAAGAATACTTTGCAGAAAAATTTAGAGAAAACTATGCAAAGTGCTATAAGGACAACAAAAATGTTCACTTTAGCAGTCCAAAAGAAATGAGAGAATTTTACGAGGACGGTTTAGCCATATTAGACTTCATCAAAAAGAAACGAGGAGAATACTTTAGCATTAAAGGATGGCACTTAGTAGGCATTGAAATACCCATTGTTATGGCGCCAAATAAATCGCATAACAACGTTTTATTTAATGGATTTATTGACTTAGTCTTATATCATGAACCTACAGAGAAATTTGTTATATACGACATAAAGACTAGTTCACGAGGTTGGTCAGACAAGGAAAAGAAAGACGAAGTCAAACAATTTCAAATTTTACTGTACAAACAATACTTTAGTGAACAGTTTGGAGTAGACATTGAAAACATAGATGTGGAATTTTTTATTGTAAAAAGAAAAATTTGGGAGCAAAGTGATTATCCTCAAAAACGTGTTCAACAGTTTACTCCTGCAAATGGTAAAACCAAAGTAAAAAAGGCAAAAGTTGCACTAGACACATTTGTAGATGAAGTGTTTAATCTTGACGGTTCATATAAGTCTACTGATTTTCAAGCAACTCCAAGTAAGTCAAGTTGTCTTTACTGTCAATATAAAAGTAAAAAGGACTTTTGCGACAAAGCAATTTTAAAGTAAAAGGATATATACGTATATCAAAACATGTTATGGAAGAACAACTTACATCAGTAAAAGTCGAAAAAGACTTATTTAACACTTTTAAAATAGAATGTGTAAAAAGAAAATTTTCTTTAAATAAGCTTGTCAATCGGGCAATGGATTTATATATTAACTCAGAAGAATTTAGAAAACAAGTTACCAATCACAAATAAACCAAAAAAATAAGTTATATGAATTCAAGTTTTGCCTATTTACCTCCAAATGAGAGGAAGAAAATTTTACTAATTTGCGATGACCTTAGAGTACACTCAGGAATAGCTACAGTTGCCAGAGAAATGGTACTTAACACAGCACAACATTTTAATTGGGTTCAAGTTGCAGGGGCAATGGCTCATCCTGACAAAGGCAAAAAGTTAGACTTGTCAGGAGACACAAATGTTAACACTGGACTAAAAGACACTTCAGTGACATTGTATCCTGTAGATGGATATGGAGACGTAAATCTTATTCGACAACTAATCAACATTGAAAAACCAGATGCTATATTTTTAGTTACTGATCCAAGATATTTTGCTTTTTTATTTCAAATTGAAAATGAAATTAGAAGAAAAATTCCTATTGTTTACTTAAACATTTGGGACAACTATCCAGCTCCAATGTACAATAGACCATACTATGAAGCATGTGATGCACTGTTAGGCATTTCCAAACAAACTGTAAACATCAACAAGTTAGTGTTAGGAGATAAAGTTAAAAGTAAAATAATTGAATATGTGCCTCATGGATTAAATGAAGAAATATTTAAACCATTTACTGATGAAGACAAGAAAAATTTAGAGTACATTAAGTTGAAAAACGAAGTGTTTAAAGGAAAAGAATATGACTTTATTTTATTTTTCAACTCAAGAAACATTCGTAGAAAACAAATACCTGACACTTTACTAGCATATAAGTTGTTTATAGACACTTTGCCTGAAGAAAAAGCAAAAAGATGTGCTTTCTTACTTCACACTCAACCTGTAGATGACAATGGAACAGATTTAATAGCAGTAAATGAGTTTTTGTTTAAAGGAGAAGAAAAGTACAACATTCATTTTACTCCAGGAATGTTAAGTCCTCAACAAATGGGTTTCTTGTACAACATGACAGATTGTCAAATTTTACTAACGTCAAATGAAGGATGGGGACTAGCATTAACAGAAGCAATTTTAACAGGAAATGTAATCATAGCCAATGTAACAGGTGGAATGCAAGACCAAATGCGTTTTGTTAAAAATAAAAAATGGATGGAATTAGACGCTGATTTTCCTTCAAATCATAATGGCACTGTAAAAGATTGTGGTGAATGGGCATTTCCAGTTTATCCAACTTCACGTTCAATTCAAGGATCTCCAATTACACCTTACATTTGGGATGATAGATGCACAGCAGAAGATGCGTCTAAACAAATAAAGGCAGTTTATGAATTAAGTAAAGAAGAACGTAAAGCAAAAGGATTGAAAGGTAGACAATGGGCTTTAAGTGATGAAGCAGGATTTACAGGTGAAAAAATGGGTCAAAGAATTATAAAACACTTAGACACATTATTTACAACTTGGAAGCCAAGAGCTAAATTTGAACTTATCAACACTAAAAATGTAGAAAAAAGAGAATTAAACCATAAAATTATATATTAATATGAACAATAAAAATACATGTGTTATTTACGCGCCTGTTGATACTCTTTCAGGCTACGGTTCTCGCTCTCGAGACACAGTAAAGTCAATCATCCAATTAAAAAAAGATGAATGGGACATCAAGATTATACCTTGTCCTTGGGGAAATACTCCTACTGGATTTATCAATGAAAATTCAGAATGGCATTTTTTAAATGAATATCTTTTACTAACACCTCAACTAAATTTTCAACCAGATGTTATGATATGGATTACTGTGCCAAATGAATTTCAAAAAGTAGGAAAGTACAACATAGGCATCACTGCTGGTTTAGAAATAAACATTGTGCCTGCTGAATGGATTGACGGAGTAAACAGAATGGACTTAGTTTTAGTGTCATCAGAACACTCTAAAAAAGGATTTTTAGAAACTAAGTTTCAAAAGGTAAATGATAAAACAAAACAAGTAGAAGGTACAATAGAAGTAAAAGTACCTATTGAAGTGATGTTTGAAGGTGTAGACACTAACATTTACAAACACTTAGACAAGCCAAATGTTAAAGTAGGAAACTTAGATTCAATTCCTGAAGAATTTTGCTATTTATTTGTCGGCCATTGGCTTCAAGGAGACTTAGGAGAAGACAGAAAAAATGTAGGACTGCTAATTAAAGCATTTTTAGAAACATTTAAAAACAAGAAAAACAAGCCAGCACTTATTTTAAAAACATCTCTAGTAGGTCCATCTTACATGGACAGAGATGAAATTTTAAAAAGAATTAAAGCAATCAAAAGCACAGTTACTTCATCAGACATTCCTAACATATACTTGTTGCACGGTGAATTTACAGACTTAGAAATGAATGAATTGTACAATCATGTAAAAGTGAAAGCAATGGTTTCGTTAACTAAAGGTGAAGGATTTGGAAGACCATTACTTGAGTTTACTCAAAGTAAAAAGCCTATTATAACAACAAATTTTAGTGGACACTTAGACTTTTTAAAGGGTGAATTTACCACTTTAATAAACGGTACTTTAACAAATGTTCATCCAAGTGCTGCCAACAACATGTTGATAAAAGAAGGACAGTGGTTTTCACCTGACGCTGGACAAATAGGACACTATTTAAAAGACATGTTTGAAAATTATAAAAAGTACATTGATGGAGCTAAGCGCCAAGCATATCATTCAAAACAAAACTTTTCATTTGAAAAAATGACTGAAAAAATGGCTGAATACTTAAAAAGAATTCCTGAATTTCCACGTCAAGTAGTGTTAAAGTTACCTCAACTTAAAAAAATTGAACTACCAAAATTAAGTAAAGTTGAACATTAATGTATCTTTAATTTATCCTTACATATTTATAACCGATAAAATGGGCCGTCTAAAAAAATATCAAACATTAGAAGAAAAAAATACTGTTAAAAAACAGCGTGCTCATGATTACTATTGGAAAAATAAAGAAAAATGTGATGGAAAATCAAAAGAATATTATCGAAAAAACAAAAATATATATAGTGACTAATTGTTATGGAGATCCAAATAAAGTATACATCGGTAAAACTAAAGGTTCAAGAAAAGCTAACCATATAAGAAAATTTGGTCAACAAATAGAATATACATATATTGATGAAGTATTTAGTTTAAGTAAAATATATTGGAAACCTTTAGAAATATTTTGGATACATCAATTTAAACAGTGGGGTTTTAGTGTACTCAATAAAAATAAAGGTGGTGGTGGACCTGAATTTGTATCTGAGAATGTAAAAAAGAAAATAAGTATAAATAATATAGGAAAACCTAAGTCTAAAGAACATAGTAAAAAAATAAGTGAAGCTAAAAAAGGATGTAAAGTATGGAGTAAAGGTAAAAAATTTTCAAAAGAACATTGTGATAAAATACGTGAAAATTCTACTGGAAAAACTAAACCTTCATCTTCATATTTAAACAATCAAAATAGTGCAAAATCTATTTTACAATTTGATTTAGAAGGAAATTTTGTTAAAGAATGGGATAGTATTAAAAAGGCAGCTATGAATTTTAACATCACCCCTGAAGCAATAACAAATTGTCTAAGAAAAGGTCCTAATTCTACTTCAGGAAGTTTTAAATGGAAATATAAACAATAAAATTAAAAAAAAAATGAATGATAAACTATCAGATTGTCCACACTGTGGAGGAGATTGCTGTTATGTAGTTGAAAATAGTCCAACTGTTAAAACTTATAGTTGCTTCTCATGTGGATTTACTACAAACTCTTTAATGAAAGAAGGAGAAGAATTTTACAACGAACAAGCATCTGTATTACCTGAACTGTACAAGGACATTATGTTTAAAGACAGCAATGGATTAGTTTGGTTTCCAACAGCAGTAAACATGCCTCAAAATGGAATGGTATTTTACAATGGCACAACTAAAGAAAATGCTAAATGGGCTGCTGTAAAAGCAGTTGAAGTGAAAGAAGAAGAAAAAGAAAAGTATCCAATCAAAAACAAACCAGGTGAATTTTACCAGTGGAGAATGGACATGACAACTATGAAACCTTTTGAACAAAAAGACTTTATGGAAGCTTTATCTTTTATTGGAGTAATTCCAGAGTAAATTTGGCTTTCAAAGTCTTTTAAAGTATATTTAATCATATGAAAATAAGTTATGCAATAACAGTTTGCAATGAATTAGAAGAAATAATGAGATTACTTGATCTTCTTCTTAAAAACAAGCAAAAGCAAGATGAAATTGTAGTGTTAATAGACACAGTAAAAGCTAATGATGAGTTAATGTCAACATTAAGACATTATGAAAGGCACTATATAGATCATATGGTAGTATATTCAGGAGAATTTCAAGGACACTTTGCCAATTGGAAAAACAAACTAACATCTTACTGTTGTGGAGACTACATAGTAAACATTGACGCTGATGAATGTCCAAATGTTCATTTAATAGAAAATTTACCATTTATATTGGAAAATAATGAAGCTGATGTTATTTTAGTTCCTAGAGTAAACACAGTAGTAGGCATAACACAAGATCACATTGACAAGTGGAAGTGGAATGTCAATGAAAAGGGTTGGGTAAATTGGCCTGATTTTCAATGGAGAATTTACAAAAACACTCCTGACATTAAGTGGAAAGGTAAAGTACATGAAGTGTTAGAAGGATTTAAACAGTATGCTCATTTACCAATGGAGGAAGAATATGTCTTGTATCATCCAAAGACAATTGAAAAGCAAGAAAAACAAAATAAATTGTACGAGACGATATGAAAAAAGATTTAGATATAATTACATTTTGTATATCAACTTATAACAATTTATCCTATTTAAAATTAGCTGTAGACTCTGTAAGAAAAAATAGTTTTTTTAAAGATGCTCCTTTTATTATACACACTGAAAATTGTACTGATGGAACAAATGAATGGCTAAAAGAAAATCAGGTAAAATATAATTTAACATTATTAATAGAACCTAACAATGAAATAGTTAAAGGTATTGGTGGTGGAATGAATATATGTGCTGAGAATGTTAAAACGGAATATATAATGTTTTTACACTCAGATTTTTATGTCACTGAAAATTGGGATGTAGAATGTTTAAAAATATTTGAAAAATATCCAAATAAAAAATTATGGGTTTCTTCTCATAGAATTGAACCTAATATATTCAATAATCTAAATTCAAGATCAGGAACTGTTATACTTTCTATAGATGCATTTGGAGCTTATTACAATAATTTTGATATAGATTCTTTTGAAAAATGGGTAAAAGAATTTAAACAATTAAATCCTAATATTGAAATACCTAAAGGAGAAGGAGTTTCAGGTTTAATTAGAAAAAAAGATTGGGATTTTATAGGAGGAAATGATCCTATTTTTGCCCCTGCTTCTTATGATGATATGGATTTATTTTTAAGAATGTTAAATGAAGAGTATGAATTTATTTTAACAAGTAATTCTTTAGTTTGGCATTTTGGAGCAAGAGGAAGTCATAGATTAGAAGAAAATAATGGTCAAACTTCTAAAAGACAAAAAAAAGCAGAACAAGTAAATGCTCAAAAATGGTTAAATAAATGGGGTAAAATGCCTATATTTAATCAATATGAAATGATTATTAAATTTAATTAATAATATGAAAAATATACCAATAGTAATTTTAAATAGAGATAGGTTATATCCGTTAATGGAACAAGTAGAAGCTTTACATAGTAGAGGATATAATAATATAACTATAATTGATAATCAATCAACATATTCTCCATTATTAGAGTGGTATAAACAATCTGGATTAGATGTATTCTATAATAATATCACAGAAAACTCATGCCATGCTTTTAGAGATTTAGTAAATTCTAATCATCCTAAATTTAAAGAAATAATATCTAATTGGTATGTGTTTAATGATAGTGATATAATTCCAATAGAATCTGTACCTAATAATTTTATTGAAGATTTAATTAATTATGCTAAAAAATATAGTATTCAAAAGGTTGGAATGTCAATAAAAATTGATGACATTGATTTAAATTATCCACTAAATGCATGGGTTCATAGTTATGAATCAACATATTGGACAAGTGGAATTATAGATGGAGATGTTGAATTATATCCTCATCCAATAGATACTACATTTGCAGTTCATGCTCCTAGAGTAATACCTACTTGGAGTAATAATACATTAAGAGCAGGAGTACCATATATAGTTAAACATGCTCCATTTTATTATGATCCAAATAATCTCCCAGAAGATGAAAAATATTATTTAAGTCATATGAATAAACAAAGTAGTAATTGGTCTAGTAAAGTTGAAATAAAATAATATGAAAACAATAGCATTATTTGGAGGTACTGGTGGTTTAGGCAGTAAAGTACAACCATTATTAAAAACAGATTACAATATTATTAACATTGGGTCTAAAGATGTTGATGTAACAAATTATCAAGTTGTTAAAGACTTTTTTGATAATAATGATATTGATATTGTAATAAATCTAAGTGGATATAATCATGATTGTTTTATGCATAAATACAATGAAAATAATATTCATGAGATATCAAAACAATTAAATATTAATGTTATAGGAACTATTAATATAATATCATGTTGTCTTTCAAAAATGAGAGAAAAACAATTCGGAAGAATTATATTAACATCATCTGTATTAGCTGACCATCCTGTAATTAGTACAGCAATATATGCTGGTTGTAAAGGATTTATAGATAGTTTAACTAAAACTGTAGCTATAGAAAACGCTGGAAAAAATATTAATTGTAATAGTTTACAGTTAGGATACTTTGATGGAGGAATGACATACAAAATTCCAGAGTCATTTAGAGAATCTGTTAAAAATAATATACCATCTAAACGTTGGGGAAATATTGAAGAATTAGCTAATACAATTAAGTATTTAATTGAAACAGGATATATCACAGGACAAAATATTAATATAAGCGGAGGTATTATATGATGGTTTATCAAGATATAAAGAAAAATGTATATATTGAAGCTAATGAAATTATCTTAGGAGATAATCTAAAGTTTGGAAATGATATAAATATTAAAGTTAGAGGTAAATTTCAAATAGGAGCTAACAGTGTAATAGGAGATAGATTTAAAGCTAATGCTGAAGAGATTATCATTGGAGACTACTTCTTTAATGTCCCAACAGATTCAAGAGGAATGTTTATTGGAGGAGGAGCATCAGGATTTCCTAATGCTAAATTAAAAATAGGAGATAGGATGGTATGCCATACCGGACATATTAACTTAGCTTGTCCAGTTATAATTGGAGATGATGTAGGACTATCTCATGATGTGGATATTATTACTCATGGGTTTTGGGCATCAGTCCTAGAAGGTTATCCTAGAATGTTTGCAGGAGTAATAATAGGTAACAATGTAATTGTAGGATGGAAGACAGTTATTATGAGTGGAGTAACTATTACAGATAATGTAGTGATAGGTGCTCAAGCTACTGTAACTAAGTCACTAACAATACCTAAAGGTATTTATGTAGGAGCTCCTACAAAGTTAGTTAAGATGATTGAAGAACCTTCACTTGAAGAGAAACATAAGATGTTTATTGAAATTGAGAAAGAGTTTAAAGAGTTAATCTCCTATTATCAAATTGATAACTTTACATTTGAATTAAACTTTCCTTTTATTAAAGTAAATAATCTAATTATTAATACAGAAAATATCAGTTATACAGGAGAGCATGATATAGTTTCAGATGCCTTTAGAGATTTTTTAAGGAGATATGGAATACGATTATTTGCACCACATGGATTTTTATTTAACTTAAAAAGAAAATTATGAAATTTTTAAATTTTAACAGAGTACTATGTCTAGCTCCGCATCCAGATGATGCTGAGTATAGTATGGCAGGAGTGGTACTAAAGTATCTAGATACATATTTTGACATACTATGTTTAACTGAAGGTGGTTATTGTGATGTTACTACAAGTCAATCACGTCACCAAGAAGTTAGAGATGCTTGGTCAAGAAGTAGAGTAGTTAACTATAGCTTATATTTTAGTGATGTTCCAATATTTAAAGTCAAAGGTATTGATGAATGGGTAAAGTATATTGAAGATAATTATACTCATAAGAATAAATATGAATGTATATTAACTACTTCAGAGTTTGATAGTCATCATGAACATGTGTCAGTTTCTTCATTAGCTGCTCCATTATCAAGAGCCACTCCTTATAGTATAATACAATATAGATCACCATCTACATTAGATGTATGGGAACCTAATCTATTTATATCATTAGATGATGTTTACAAAACAAAGAAAGATATGTTACAAGAATTTCAATCACAGATAAATAAACCTTATTTTAGAAATGAAGTATTAGATGGATTTCATACTAACTTTCAATGTATGAAAAAAGGTAAGGGATATGTTGAATCTTATAAAATAATAACTTGTTATGAATAAGATAGTTTTATATTGTAAATCATATGATAAAGATGTCTATCATGCTAAAGATTTATTAGATAGCATTAATAAATATAATATAGATAATATTTCTTTTTATATCTCATGTCCATTTAAAGATATTGAATTATTTAAACAAGTTCTAGGTAATGTAAATATTATTGCTGATGAGGATATTGATAAAAATAATGAAGGTTGGAAAGGACAACAAATTGTGAAATCACAATTTTGGAAGTTAGGATTATGTGAAAATTATATTTGTATAGATTCAGATTGTGTATTTATTAAAGATTTTAAAATCTTTGATTTTATGTTTGATGATGAAACACCTTATACAATATGTCATGAATATAAATCATTTTTTGAATTTATAGAAAAATTTCCTTTAACTTTTGATCCATATGAATCATTTATTAAGGAAAGAAAACATATAATGGAATTATTTGGTAGAGAAGGAGTAATTTATGATTTTGGTCCTGGTCCTACTATTTGGTCAACTAAAGTATGGAAAAGTTTAGAAGACAATTATTTAACACCTAATAATTTAAAATTCAGTGATTTAATACAAGTAAATGGATCAGAATTTACTTGGTATGGTGAATGGTTATTATATAGTCAAGCAATTAGGTTAATGCCTAAAGGACCATTATTTAAAAATTATCATTATCCTCATCAATATGAGTTTGATAAACAAGTAAATTATACAATAGATAAAATATCTAAACTTTATTTAGGTATTGGATTACAATCAATATATAACTTTAATTAATATGAAATCATTAGAAGAAATAAGTTTAAATTACAAATCAGATAAAGGAGCAGTTTATCATAATTATTTACAAATTTATGAAAAATATTTTAATAAATATAGGAATAATTTAAAAAACTTTTTAGAAATAGGATTATGGGAAGGAGAAAGTTTAAAAATGTGGAGAGAGTATTTTAATGTAGGTAATTTAGTTGGAGTAGATATTCTAGATTTATCACATATTAAATTAAAAGATACTATTATATTATTAGGAGATCAATCTAATAGAGATCATTTAAACTACATATCAAAGACAACTTATTCTGAATTTGATATTATTATAGATGATGGAGGACATATGATGCATCAAATGCAAATTACCTTAGGAACCATGTTTAAATATTTAAAATCTGGAGGAGTTTTTGTTATAGAAGATTTACATACTTGTGGATTACCTGAGTATACAAGAGAAGGAGATACTGAAACTATATATATGTTAGAAAATTTTATAAACACAGGAAAAATGATTAGTAATTGTATGACTATAGATGAGATGTTATATTTAGAAAATAATATAGATAAAGTTTATATTGAACAAGGAAATGTATCAAAAATAGCTTTTATAATTAAAAATAATGTCTAGTTGTATTATATTTGCAGCCACAATTTTATCTAAGGATAGAGAATTTGTTTTAAGAAGATTTCTTGATACATTTAAATCTAAATTCTCAGATAGTGATTTTTATATTGGTATAAACCCAGGAAGTTTAGATAATATAGAAGATATAATTAATGAGTATAAATTAAATTCACAAATTGCTAGAGCTGATATATCTTTATATAGTGAAAGTGATGCTTCTGCTTATCAAATTGCATTAAAATTACTTCATGATTCAAATAAAAAATATGATAATTATTGGTTTGTTCATACTAAAAGTGGAGTAAATTCTCATAGTGATTATTTAAGAGAATGGTATATTAATAATTTTTTAGATAGACGTGATTATATTGAAGATTTTATAAATACTGAAAATATTGGTTCATATGGAATATTAGGATTAGAATATGATATAAATAGACATTATAATGAAACAGATACAGAAATTAGTTTATGGGAAAATAATATATCAGATGAGTTACCTTATACCCATGCTAATTTTTTTTACATTCATACTCTTTATGTTTTAACTCATGGACCAATGGAAAAGTTTTTTAAATTAATAACTAATTTTTGGTTTAATTCTAAATTAGATAGATATTATTTTGAAGGTGTATTTCCATTTATTGTATCTAGATCAGGTTATTTTCCATATTTAGAAAATAAAATTAGTATGAATGGAACAAATTTAAATTCCTATCAAACAGATTGGTTAAAAACTAATCAATTAGAATCTAAATATAATTATTTACTTAATACATTTAAAACAAATTATAGTTTTAATCAACTAAATCCACCATATGTTAATAGCAACACTTAATCATAATCTTCCTCAGTGGACTGATAATTTAGTAAATCAACTAAAAAAGGATCCATTATTTGATCAATGTGAATTAATGGTTATTGATAATGGATCTAAAGAATCATTAGCAAAATCTACAACTCATAAATTAGAAGAAAATATTTTTTTTGGAGGAGGATTTAATGTAGTATTAGATTATTTTTTATCTACAAATCATGACTATTTATATTTTTTAAATAATGATTTAATATTTCATGGACCTTCATTTTTAACTACTTCATTTAAAGAAGCAAAAGAATCAGATGCTGCAGTGTATTCTCCAACAATTATTAATGCTTCAATTGATCAATGTCATTGGAAACAAATGTGGAATTGGGGTAAAGGATTAAGAGAAATTAAATGGATAGATTTTCAATGTCCATTATTAAGAAGAGATGTATTAGAAAAAATTAATCATTTTCCTGATGAATTAATATATGGATGGGGTTTAGATTTTTACACTGGTTGTATCACAGAACAAAATAACTTAAAAACTATTATATCTGACAATAATACTATAACACATATGAACTCATTAACATTTAAAGAAAATAAAGTTAACATAGGAGTGAATGAATTTTGCAAAAATGCTGAAACTAATATGTATAATTATTTCAATAATTCTAATTTAAATCAATTATATTCACAATTAAGAACATACGGAGAAAATTATAACATATGATAAAATTATTAGGTACTAAAATAGTAGAAGTTCCATACGTTGCTGATCAATTAACTGATACTGAAAAGTTAGTTTTAATTATTGGTGAATGTCAAGGAGGAATTGAAGGAGTATCAGAAACAATTCATGAAAATGGTTTTAAAAATGTATCTACAACTGATATAATGTCCTCAGAACCAAATTGTTGGTTAAGAAAAAATACTGATTGGGAACATATTCAAACTGATTTTATTGAATTTGATGAATCAAATAAATATGATTATATTATATCAATTTCTGTATTTGAACATTTTGGATTTTGGTTTGCAGGAAATAGAATGGCAAATGGATTAGCTGAAGATGATAAATGTTATTGGAATCATGATATTAAAGGTATTAATAAAGCATGTAAACTTCTTAAAGATAAAGATTCAAAACTTATAATCACACTACCTGCAGGTCCATATATGAATTATGAAGAATCAGGAGAACCTTTTTTAAGAAGTTATGATTTTAGAAGACAAAATCTAATAAAAAAAGAATTAAATAATAATGGATTTTATATTTCAAATGAAAAATTTTTCTTATCTGAAAATTTCTCAGACTGGAATGAAGTACCTAATGAAATAAATGATCCAAAATATTATTCATATTACAATATATTTACACCTAATGTTATTTGGGGACTAACAATACAAAAATTATGATAAGTTTTATTATACCAAGTTATAACAATTTACAACATTTAAAAAATGTTTATACTTCTATTAAAAAACATGAACCTAAGGCTGAAGTAGTGCTATTAGATGATGGTTCAACTGATAGAACATGGGAATGGATACAACAACAAGATTGTATTAAATTTAGAAGTGAACAAAGAGTAGGTCATACTATTTTATATGATAAAGGTATAGAATTAGCTACAAATAAGATAGTAGGTATACTACATGCTGATATGATTGTAGGACCTAACTACACTAAAAATTTATTAAAACATTTAAAACCACTCACTGTGGTGTGTGGAACAAGAATTGAGCCACCATTACATCCTGAAGGTAAAGAAAAAATTATTAAGGATTTTGGTCTTGATTTTGATACTTTAAATATAGATGCTTTTGAAAAATATTGTTTAGAAGCTCAAGATGAATATAAGGATCAAATAACAAGAGGAATGTTTGCACCTTGGATTCTATATAAAGAAGATTTTCAATCAATAGGAGGACATGATCCACTATTTGCACCATTCCCATATGAAGACTCAGATATATTTCAAAGATGGATTTTAGCTGGGTATGAGTTAATACAAAGTAGAGATGCATTTGTGTATCACTTGACTTGTAGAGGTCATAGATGGAATGAACAAGTAGGAAAAGATGATGATTATTATAAAATAGTATCTCAAAGAGCATCTAGAAATTATTTACGTAAATGGGGGAGTTGGATTAAAAATGATGAATATCAATATCCAATCATTCCACATAAGTACAACATCAGTTTTAAAGTACACAACTGTAACCATTCTCTTCTAGAATTGTTAGAAGTATGGTGTGACGTAATTTGGGTAAGTGAAAATATTATTGAAGAATACATTCAAAAAGAACAAGTAAACACTAAATACAATCTTAGAAAGAGAGTACATAGTATTGAAAACTCAGATGTAAAAGACTACATAGACATAGCAATTGAATTTGACGCTAAAAACTTCACTCAAAATTCATTTAACATTGTTCAAAGTTTATCAGACATTATTACTGAGTCAGGTGAGGTAGGACAATTTACATTAGACTGTTTTACCATCACAATTCAACAGTTAGAAACTTATGAAAAAAATCTTATAAGATTAATTTAAAAACTTGGCTTCCAAAATATTTATTTGTATATTTAAATAAAAAAAAGACTATGTTTAAATACACCGCCTATTTTTACCACATCAAATCAGATGTAACAAAAGAAACAATTGACAAAGTGTTAGCCTATGATTATGAAGGGGCTTTAGAATTTTTTTCAAAGCGAAAGAAAATAGACAAAAATATATTTACATACTTATACACAATTGAAGAAAATAATGGATCTAAGTAACTTTGGAAAAAAATTAAAAGTAAAAAAACACACTAAGTCAAGTAAAGTACTTACTGAATTAGACTTATTTATTGATGTAGTAGGCAGATTGGAAAAATGTTGGGACAAGTCAAACAAGTTGTATGAAGTTTTCAACATAAACATTTTAGAATATGAGGAAGACTACTTTCAAATTATTGAAGATCTTTTACTTATAAAGTATGGTGAGTGGAAAACAGAGATTATACTGTGGTATGCTTTTGGAAGAAAAGACGCTGATGGAAATGTATTTTCACTTACTGCTCAACTTGAAGGAGAAGAAAAAACAGAAGTAACATTGACAACACCTGTTGAACTGTGGAAGTTTTTAGAAAAATTAGAAAAACATAGACCTGATGACAGTAAAGATGAAAAATAAAAGTATAGTTAAATTATGCGTAGGTTGTAAACAACCAATTCATCCTAAAAGATTAGAAATATTGCCTAGCACTACAAAATGTGTAGCATGTTCAAACACAAATAAAAAAGCAGGCATTACAATTGTAAAAGGAGAAGGTGATCACACATACACTGAAACAATCATTATGGAACATGATGACTTTGTAAAATATAAAGAAGCAGAAGCTAAAATGAACAACACTACTTTTGACAAAGTGCCTACAGAAGATGAATTTGTCTCTCCTCCAAAAAGTGAAGAAGAAGACAATAATGACGCTTTAGATTTTTTAAACATAGGAAAGTAAAAAATGTCAAAAAGAAAAGACTTATTGAAAGAACAAATTTTACTGGCAATGCGTCACACTAAGTCTAACAAAGCAGCAGCTAGATATCTTAACTGTTCATACATTCACTATAAAATGTGGGCTAAACAGTATCATGAATTTGAAGGAGGAAGAACGTTACATGAAGTTCATAAAAATCAAGCAGGTAAAGGCATTCCAAAATTTTTAACTGGAATTAATGCTGTTAGAAGTGAATGGAGCATTATGGATGTGGTGGAAGGTAGATTATCTTCTAAACATTTCAAACCTGAAGACATTAAAAGAAAAATGATTGATGAAGGACTGTTGAAAGAAGAATGTTCAATGTGTTCATTTCATGAAAGACGTTTGAGTGACTATAAAATGCCTCTTATTCTTGACTTTAAAGACAATGATTCAAATCATTATAACTTAGGCAACATTCGATTTTTATGTTACAACTGTTACTTTATATGTGTTAAAGATATATTCAACAATAAAGACATAGAACAACTGGAAACATACAGACCAGTGAGTGGAACCACAGATGCAATTGACTTTCAATTGAATGACTATCAATTAGAACAAATGGCTAAATTAGGATTGTATGAACCTCCAAAAGCAAAGGACGATGGTTCTGATTTAATATCTAGGCTTTAATATTTATAATAAATGTCAAAGCATAAAAAACATGATAAACTAGTGAAAGATTATGAACAGCAAAAATCTGAACATTTAAACAAGTTAGCATCTCAAATGTTGAAAAACGATGAGAAAATACAA